GAAAATTAAAAGTTCTTTCGGTTGGCGATGCTGTGCAAGCCACAGCAGCCGCAGATGATTTCTTACGAGAAATCGAAGATGGCAATGCGGCTGTAAAAACAAAAAGATGGCTAGATCAACGATTAACCGATAAACAGAGAGTACACCTTGCTGATCAAGGGGTAGATGTTGGGCTATTTGACTTCTCTTGGACGAAGTACAAAGCGGCTTGTATGCTTAGTTTCTTGTGGAACAAAGATATAATCGAGGCAACAGTGGAGAGGTATCTATGAAAGACGTAAAAACGAGATGGGCAGTATATGATGATGGGCTTAAAATTTGGTTCAATGGTGAATTGGTTGCCAAAATTGATCCAAGTGAATTTAAACACATGGTTTCAGATCTTGCGTTATGGTTAAGGCACAATGATGCAGAGGGTCAGGGTGATGGCTAGGTTTGAGGTCTTTTTAGTCTTGGTAAAAAGAAAAGATGATGGAGAGGTTTATACAGATGATTTGGAATATGTTTGTTATTGCGATGATACCTACAAACACGCTCACATGAGCGATGCAACAAATGAACTTATTCAAGAAGAGGTTAATGACTCAGAAGACGAAGTTTTGTTCGGGTCAGCAGATGTTTTTATTAAAGATAAAGTAAAGTTAAAAATAACTTTTAAAAACAAAGATTGCGATACTGAAGAAATAGAAGATTTATTAGATTTAATTTTAGATAAAACAGATCAAACAATACACTGAGGAGGAAACATGGGAAAAAAAGAAAGAAAAGGCGGACACTGGACAACTAAATTGGAGGATGGCTCAATTTGTACGTTACAGCATTGGACGGATGGAACCTCTACTTTGGACGTAACAAAATTAAGTAAAATCGGCAAAAAAGTTGTTCCTTTGACAGAAACACATAAATGGACAACTCCCCAAAGAGAAGAAAGAATAGAAGACTTTCAGTTAAGTATGAAGTCGGGAAAAATAGAGGCGGTTAGAAAATGAGTAACGAACCAAAGCCAATGAAAGAGTTGGCATTTATATTAGGAACATTTGGTTGGGACACCAAATTCTCTGATCTTTCAGAAGATCAGGTTCATGTATTAATATTTGCTTTGCAGGAAGCAGCAAAACTAACAGAGGAAGTTGAAATTGGGACACTCGAAGACAAATACTATAAGTCAACAGGCGCTTGGCCATCTACAAGTATCCCCTTCTGATCCACAAGCAGAGGCAATATCGCAAGCAGTAGACAAAGCTATCGTAGAAAAGAATAGCAAACGCGAACGAAGAAAATACTTGGGAGCTTCAAGCATAGGTGACGAATGCAGTCGAAAGATACAGTATCGGTACTTAAATTATCCACAAGACGAGGGTTCGGGCTTCAGTGCAAGAACACTCAGGATATTTGAGTTCGGTCACTACATCGAAGATTACGCTGCAATGTGGTTGCGGGATGCAGGGTTCGATCTGCGAACAGAGGATAAGATGGGAAAACAGTTTGGCTTTTCTATAGCCGATGACGAAATCAAAGGGCACATTGATGGCGTTGTCTGTGACGGTGACGTAGATATGGGCTATCCATGTCTGTGGGAAAACAAGTCAGCGAACGATCAAAAGTGGAAAGGCTTTCAGCGCATGGGGGTAGCAAAGGCAAATCCTGTTTACGCTACTCAAATCGCTTTATATCAAGCCTACATGGATCTTACAGAACATCCTGCGCTCTTTACAGTGGTAAACAAAAACACATCTGAGATTTACTACGAGTTAGTGCCGTTCAATCGGGAGTTAGCACAGTCGGCAAGTGACAAGGCTGTAAATATCTTGACTGCGGCTAAAGCAGGTGACATTCTACCTCGCATAGCTCAAACAAAAGATTTTTTTCTTTGTAAGTTTTGCGAGTTTAGGGAGACTTGTTGGAATAATTAGAAAAAGCGGGGGATAGGCAAAAGGACTATGATCTACCCCCCGAAGAGGTAAATAGGTATATAAGGACAATATAATGTCATTAAGGGTAATTGGCAACACAAGATATAGTAGTGAACCGAGAGATTTAGTCGCAGAGATAACGGATAAAGTTCCGTCTTATGTGCAAATAGATGCTTTAAAAAACGCTTATCCAAACGGAAGAATTGTTCGGAATGAGTTTTATTTAGGATCTTTGAACGGCGAAGCGGGTCAATCTCTCAAGATTAATATAGATCCATCTAGCTCAGAGTTCATGCGAGGCATGGATTTTAACACAGGTGACGGCATCGGGGGCATAACAAAAATCCTGATGGCGGCATACAGTTGGAAAATAAAAGATGTAGCCGAACATTTTGGCACATGGCTGGAAAAACCAAAGACAGAACCACCCATGAACCCAATAAATCCTGCGCTTGCCCAGCCGCAGCAGGAACCACAACCCGAACAAATTAAACAAAAGCGGGTCATCGACTACTCAACGCCATACGATGGAGAGTATTTATATCTATCAGAAGACGGTGAAATCATCGTTGCTGTCAGGAAATACATCGAACGGGATCAAACTGGTGAAATTGTTCGGGATAATGACGGCAGCGCAAAGAAAGAGTTTCGTCAGTTTCCACGTTTACCAGAAACTAGGCCGTTATATAACCTACCGCAGATTAAAGAAGCAGATCGGGTCATATGGGTAGAGGGCGAAAAGTGTGCTGATGCACTGATCAATCTTGGTCATACAGCAACTTGCACTATCGGGGGCGCAGGGATGCTATCTCAGCGCACAAAAGATAAGTTTGATTTCTCTCCATTGCACGGCAAAGAGCTTATTATATGGCCTGATAACGATGAAGCGGGTCAGAAATTAGCCAAGATAGTGCAAGAGCTTGGTGTTAACGCAGGGGCAAAAGCCGTTACGATGCTTACGCCACCACAGGGTAAGCCAAAAAAGTGGGACGCTGCTGATGCGATTGAAGAGGCTTTTGATATATCGAAGTTTCTTAACGCACCAAATCATAAGGTAAAGAGAACATTATCTCTCAAAAATAGAAACCTGCTTATTGGAAATCAATTTGCTGGAGCTGCACCCGAACAAAAGTTTTTAATCGGTGACACCATACCGCTGGGAATACCATGTGTTTTCGCGGCTGCTGGCGACAGTGGTAAAGGTATGATGACATTAGATCTGGCTATGAAAGTGGCATCGGGGGAAGCTATGCAAAATTCTTTTGGGGGTTTGGTCGCTCATCACGGGTCAGCTATTATATTATCGGCGGAAGATGACAGAGATGAGCTGCATCGCCGTGTCAGCAGGCTGGACAGCTCGAACAATCGTTCGGGTTATAAGCATGATTTGCTGGTTGTGCCCCTTCCAAACGAAGGCGGGGTGTTTCCAATTATGATGAAATCAGACAATACCTACGTTACATCACCAGAGTTTGAGAAGATATATGAGGAGATGTTAGAAATTGATGACCTCGCGCTAGTTATTATTGATCCTATGGCATCATTTGTACACGCAGATGTAAATGCAGATCCTGCAGCAGGCGCTGCTTTTATGGGCTTGTTAGCTCAAATGGCTACAGAAACAGGCGCTACAGTTATGGTCAATCACCATATGGCTAAGATCAGGGACAAAGAGCCTGTTACAACGCCAGAACAGGCTCGTAATCTTATTCGGGGTACGTCAGCTATTGTCGATGGGGTCAGATCAGCATTTGCTGTTTGGCAAGTGGATGAAGGTGTTGCTGAAGCTAGATGCAGAGATATTGGTATAAAATATCAAAGAAACATGATTTATGACGGCGCAGTTGTAAAATCCAACGGGGTGGCAAACCGTGAAATCCGAAGATTTGTTCGGAATACAAATACGGGGCTGCTGGAAGATAGAACTGTTGATATGAATTCAGCTAAATCATCTGCAACTCCTCGCGTTCAAGAAAGAAGAGAAGTTATTTATAGATGGATTGTTGAACGTGAAGATATGGGGCTTCCCCTTACAAAATCTGGAAAAAAGAATGGCATATTGCACTATGCTGGAAATCAACCAGAAACAGATACTGAGGCTCAAGAAATTAAAAAACAATATAGGCAAACAATAGAAAAAGATGTTGATAACTTAATTGGTGATGGTCGAGTTAAACAGTTTAAAAGAACTAAGGGTGGAAATATTGAGTGGCTTGGTGTCGTGAATGGTAGATTGCAGAGAGAAGAGGAAGAATTAGGTATTGACTAGATATGGTAAAGTATGCTAATTATCCCAGTCTAATTAAAAAGGAGAAAGTAATGATTACAGTATTTGATAAAAAAGAAGACAGGCCGAGCTTACAAAAGGCTCAAGAGCTTGTCGGGGGCTTGGTGGAGATTGTTAGATCACCAGACAACCCAACGTGGCAAGTCCTCGTAAACGAAGAGGGGCTGCTTAAAGATTTACCTTTTAATGCAGAAGCATCAAAGATCTGCAACACTGGCATTGTCGGTGACGCTGTTATTCTTAAAGGGGATGCCCAATGGGACTAAAGGCTCAAGTAAAAGGTAAAGTATACGAAAGCGAAGCTGCTAGAATAAGATACGAGGATCTTTATAGTAGAAACTGGTGCGTTCAAAATAGATTGGACGTATCAGAAAGACCAAATCTTCGGGGGCAAATAAAAATAAAAACTTTTGCTGAAAAACAAGATGAGATTAAAAATCTATCTAAAAATGCAAAGATGGTTAATAGCTTTCTAAGCAGAAATATGAAAATACCAAAAATTGCAGAAGTAATGTTTTCAACCGAAACTTTTGTTCGGAATATTATAAGAAAATACAACCTGCCTAAATAATTAATTAGGCCGAACTCGCGGCCTAACTAATTTTGATTGAACATCTGAAGGCAAGCACCACATAGAAATATCGTTGCCATATAATTCGTACATATGATCGTACATATGATCAAACGTTCGGCTGCTCATGGCCTTCATGCAATGCTGCTCACTCTCAAACCAAACAACGGTGTTAATCTCATGGTTGTGCAAGGTGTAAGAAAGAACCAACGCTGTAAAATATTCAATCATTTATTCTTCCACACATCGTTAATTAAGATCTTGTCCTTATCTCCACCGAACTCAATAATAAACTCGCTCTTAGCCATCTGACTGGCCTTACCAGAACTCTCAGCTTTAATCGGATAAGTCTTCTTAACAACGCCCTCTATCTCAACAAGAAACTCTCGCTTCTCAGGATAGTGATCTGGCTTCGGGTACACATGAACTGTGTTAAATCCATCATCGTCCATTATCTTCAATCTCCAATTCTTTCATCCAGTTTTGCAGGGTTTGGTAATTTTTCAACCCCAATAGTTTTGAAGCAGAACTTACGTTCTTTGATTTCTCCAAGGCTCTACGAACATATTTGTCCTTAGTCGTTCTAACAGCCCTCAATACATCAAAATCATCTTGCGCCAATAACTCAAGGTACGCAGGGTTATCCCTGCGCCATTGTTCATTAACACCAAGGTTGTGTTTGATCTCTTTCTTAAACTCAGTCAAATCAGTCTCAGTCTTGATGTCACTAAGCCTCTCAAGTGTGTAGTGCATACACATAGTATCGTCTTCAATAGCCATTTATGCTGCCTTTCCTAGCTTTGGGGCATGATAGCCCTTTTTAATTCCATACGCAGGATGCCCAGACCAAAACCCATCAATCCAAATGTAAGGCAACCCATCTTGTCGATACACAACATCATCCCAATGAGGCTTTGCTTTGCGCCAGTGTCCTCTAGTGTAGTGCAATGGCATATGAAATGATCTTCCACGATCATCAACCTCACCCTCAATAGGCTCGTTAACGTTCCAACTAATCTCATGCCATTGCTCTACGTCAACGCCATGCTGTTTCTGCGCTTTCTTGCGCTGCTGCCTACTACCCGACTTCAAAACGTCCACAAATCGGGGCTGATTGATCAAAGAGAACGCACCAGAAATTGTAGTAATCATTTCAAGATACATCGCGTGAAAGCTTTCATCGTTCTCTAATCTTTCATGCAACTCTGTCGGGAATTTAATCCCACCACGCTTTAATTCGTAACTACCAATATGGGTAGGAACTGAATTTCGGTCAACCAAACGAATAGCAACTGAACCATCCTCAGACTGTCGGCAAAGAAAGCCATCAATGTGACCACTACCAAACGCTCTTACAACCTCTCCAGTATTCACATCTTTTGTGTCGAACGTGTCCATAGAGATAAAGCAAAGCTTTGACGGTAGCCTGCAATCCTCAGAGAATACAACGTGTCTGCTGTTCTCTTCTTCCTCAACCAACTCATTATGATAAGCTGCTAAAGCCTCTTTGAAGTCCTCAGAAATAAAATACATATCTGCTTCCTTCATATCCTCTAAACTATCACGAAAGTTTTGAAGTGCCCTAAAGTTTAAATCTTCGGAACTTTCTATTCTATTTCTGAAATTGTCCATTACATCAGTAACGATCTCAACAAACTGTGCCATTACCATTTCTCCCCAAATACTTTCTGAAACGCATCGTCCAGAACTTTGTTAACCTCAATCATAGTCTGCGGCTCAATGAACTTGACCTCGCCACCACACTCGCAAAGATCGGGGGCAAAATCATCCACCCCCCACTCCTTGTTGCACTTGTTGCAA